ATTCGTCGTCGTCATTGTAGTCATTTTCCAAGGCCAAAAAACCTCCCTGACGGAAACGCATTAACGCCATCGTCGCAGAGTCGCAATAGTCGTCATGGTCACCAAACGGGAACGCAGCCATTTCCTCAATGACCTCTTCTGAAAATTGCATCTCCGGCGCCCAGACCATGCCCGATTCAAAGATAGGTGCGACGCTGTTCATTCGGGCAATTTTGTCTTGTCCCCGGCTGGGGGTGTAAGACGTAACCGGGATTCCCATCCGCCTAAGCTCTTGCGTCAGCGGAGTACCAGAAGCTTTCGCCTCAACCAGTATGCAGTCTGGTTCCCAGTGTCGATACTCTTCAAGAGCAAGTTTTTTTAGCTCAGGGAAATCTAGCCGCACGCGCTTTGCGTCAAGCAGAATAATTTGCTCGGCCCCGTCCGTCTCAGGCTGGAAGACTGCCCATGTGGTAATGGCGCTGTAGTCCGCAGTCTCTTTTTTTGAAAAAGCCGTGTCCAAGCTCTGAATGACGTAAGAAAATGCCGGGACATCTTCTTTTTCCCATCGGTTCCACCATTCCCGCTTAACGATCGAGCCTTCTTCGGCGGTTGGGTCTTGCATCCACTGGCTGTTCCACTTTGAAACAGGCAGGGAAGCTTTAACGCTTAGCAACTCATCTTTTTTCCAAAACTCCGGCCACAGAGGCTCTTCGCTTTCTGGCATGATCGCCGGGAACTCAACAACCTCCCATTGGTCGGCGTAATCATCACCCTGCTTTTTCAACACCTGACCCACAAGGTCTTTTGTTGACCACCGCGTCATAACAATAACGATGATTCCACCCGGTTGGAGACGCTGACGAGGACCGGATGTGTACCAATCGTAGATCGCATCCATCGAGGTCGGGCTTAGCGCATCTTGCTCACTTACCGGGTCATCGATAATGAGCAAGTCAGCGCCACGCCCTGTAATGGCACCGCCAACGCCTGCGTAGAATGATTCGCCGCCCTGATTCGTCGTCCAGCGACCTGCGCTTTTGTTGTCAGCCTGCAAGCTGAGGGCCGGGAAAACTTCTTTATATTCGTCGCTATCGATAATGTTTCTGACGCGCCGACCAAATCTTACGGCCAACTCCGCAGTGTGAGTCGTCTGGATAATTTTTAGATTGCCCCGCAAACCCATCATCCATGCAGGAAAAAATGTCGAAGCAAACTCAGATTTGGTGTGGCGAGGAGGCAGGCAAACAATCAGTCGTTTAAGTTTGCCCTCAGCAATCCTGTTGAACTTTTCGCCGATTATTCTGTGGTGCCGGCCTTCTACAAAATCCGGCCACTGAGATTTAACAAAGCGAATAAAATCGCCCTGGCAATCATCTTGTTTTTCAAGCTGCTTGTATCGATTAAGAAGCGCAATAGCTTCTTGCTGATCCTGATTGCTCAGAATGTCAAAGTCTTTCAGCGAAAGCTCAGACATTCTCCCACTGCTCTCCGGCAAACAGCAGCGCCTCGGCTTCCCGGCGCCTGATTAGACCGTCCAAGACCTGACCCCCGGCGCGATTCCATCGTTTTATCTCCGATGGAACGTCGTTGTAATCTCCAGCATTAAGCTTTTTGAGCAGCGTGCTTGTTCTCAAATTGGTGGGGCCAAGATTGAATGTCCACGCGACAAGCGCGTCAAACTGATTCTGATCAAGCTCGACATCAACTAACGCATTAACGTATGTCTCAAACTCTTTGAGATCATTGACCAAGATGATCTCTGCCTCTTCTTCGGAGCAGCTATCGCCTTCTGCGACGCCTTGAGTGTGGCCGTACCCCAGCGTCCATACGTTGGCTGAACATTGGTACGAATCTAATTCCAACCCCTCAAATTTTTTGATTAGGGCAATGCCTTCTGCGCTAGTCTTCATCTTGCTCCTCCAAATGCAAATTTTTGTAATAGTCTACAATCGAGAGGATCTGGCGCAAGTATCTTTTTGTGTCCGCCATGCTGGATGACAAATTTTCGTAGCCCTTGGTTGGGAGCCCGTACCACACATTTACCGGCGCTTCGCCGGCCTTGAGGTCGGCTATGTACTGCTCCATTAACGCCGGCGTAAGAATCTTCCATTCGACAGGGAGAAACGTGATCTGCTCAGGCAACGGCGGATGATAAACGGGCGCGGGTTTTTCAATAGTAATTACTTCGACAGGTTTAACCTGCGGGACGGGGTCAGGTCTATCGAGGATGGAGCAAGCCGGCAGCGTCAGGCTAACGATTAGGATCAGTGATCTGGGCAAGCTCATCGCCAACCTCTTTAGTTGCTTTGTTGACAATCTTTTCAATCAGGCCCGGCTTTCTGAGCGAAAGGTTGTTGAGGTCGTGGCGGGCAAACTTCTGGCGCAACGAAGACACTTCTTCGGTAGCTTCCCGGTTTTTTTCCTGCAAACCTTGAATCTGTTCCTGCTGCTGTTTTTGCGCCTCTATCGCCTGAGCAATCCGATTGTTCTGATCCCGAATCGTGTTTTCCAGAACCTGTTGATTGTTGATGGAAGTCTGAAGCTCTGCCTGCAAAGCATCTTTCTCGGCCTCAGTGCGGTCGTAATAAACCTTAAAAGAAACCCCGCCCATAACCAGAGCGGCGCCGAGAACCCCCGCAATCTGCCACATTATTTTTTCGCCATATAAGCCGTCGCGCCAAAGTAAAGCCCAACCACCGATGCCTGAGAAAGAAACAGCATATCGCTAAGACTTGCCAACGTAGCTAACCGTGTTTCAGGGACAAAAGGCATCAGGGGCAGGATTGCAAATCCGCACATTGAGCACATAGCCACCCACGCCATTCGCCGTTGGGTATCAGCCTTCTCCTCTCGCATCTCCAGCTCAAGCATGTCCTGAGAACGACGTATCTCGTCATCAGTAACGACGCCATCACCATCTAAATCAAACTCGGCGTACTGAGATTTTGGCTCAAGTTCTTTTGCCACGATGACCTCCGTTCAAACTGACTGATGCCTTTGATATGCCGCCATATGCGGGAGGTTTTGACCTCTAGGCTGGAACATGGCGCCCCTGCCAAAACCTCCCATCATGGGGTGACCGAATCCTCCCATCATCGGGCGGCCAAAGCCTCCCGTATAGAAGCGATTCTTAGCCAAATTCTCTGGACCTTGAGTCTCCGCTGGGTGGGTATAGGAGTTTCCCATCATTGGGCGACCAAAACCTCCCATCATTGGGCGACCAAAACCTCCCATCATGGGGTGACCAAATCCGCCCATCATTGGAGGGCCAAATCCGCCCATCATTGGGCGACCGAATCCGCCCATCAGTGGAGAGCCAAACCCCCCGCCCATCATGGGCGACGGAAAGAATGATCCGATGCCGCCACGCATTGGCGGGCGAGAAAAGCTTCCCATTGGAGATTGATTCGCGCCGGCAAAATATTTTTGTTGCTCATCTTCGGACAGCTTGTCAAACCTGGCGCGGTCGTTGGGATGCATGTTTTCCAAGAAAGCTTCTTGGTTTGTTTTCAATTCCGGGGGCGAGCCTGTCTCCGTTGTCTCTGCCGGCTGCTCAGGCGGCTTGCTGCCGGGGCTTAGCGTTGCAATGCCCCCGCCGAAAGGCGAGAACCCGGCCGGGCGCCCGTAAAATCCGCCCCCCATCATGCTTTGGTATGGGGAGAAGCCTCCGCCAAACGGCGAGTACGGCGAGTAAAACATCTATTCAGCCCCGTAAAAGAAAGTAAAGAAAATCCAGAGAGAAACCATTGCCATTAAAAAGATGCCCGTCATAATTGAGAAAATTTGGCCAATTTCTTTCCAAAACTTAATGCGTTTTTTTCGCCTTGCTTTGATTCTAGCGACTTCTTTCGCTGCATTCGCCTCAGCCTCAGCCATGCGCTTCTTAATTGACTTATACAGATCCCCTTGGCCCTGAAGCAAACAGATGTCATGGAGCATTCTGTCCATGTTCGCAACTTGACGGGTGACGCTCTCAAGCCTCAAAGCCTCTTGGTAACTCATCTTCCCGGCAGCTTGGACTTTTTCGCATTCTTTAGCTGCCATTGCAGCTTCAGACCATGAGCCAAGAATGCTGCCAAGATCCCGGCCATGCCCGTGGGCATCACGCAGACTTTGAATGCCTTCATTGACCGCTTTAAGCGCGGCGAACGCGGCTGTTAGCTCAGCAATCATCAGTCAAACGTCTGCACGTTGGTGGGCACGCGACGAGGAATACAATAAGCCGCGACATTCCCTTTATGCCTGAGATATGAAAAGTGTCTGGCCTTATCGAAACTCCCTGTGCTGATCCAATGCGCGAACTGATTGCATCGTTTTACGTCGCGGAAAAAGATTGCATCATCGGCGAGTTTTTCGCCGTTCACTATTACCACTAAAACAAAAGCCAGCATCATCAAACTTTAACGTCAACGGTAGCCGTTGATTGGCTAATGTCAGTGACAGTGACCCTGCCGCCCCTAAGCTGATATAGCTGGGTCTCGGCAACTTCAGTTACCCGTTTAACCGGAGCGCCATCAGTTGCTACGACCAACTGTTGCATCTTTTCATTAGCAACCCGTCTCCACGCAATTGCTGGTGGATTTCCGCTTGCCTGATCGATGCTGTTGATGGCCATTTACGTCACAAGTTTAAGCACCTGGGGGAAAATTACTGCTGCAATCAGGGCTGCGTATATTCCCCAAATCATGTTGTCGAGCTTGTCAAAACGCTTTTCCCCGCGTTTAAGGCTCGCCTCAATTGCCTCGTACCTCAGCCGACACTCTCGTTCGTGAGCCTCGATTTCAGCAAGAGCCTTGTTCGCGGGGTCCAGCTCACTCATTTTAATTCGCTTCGGTCTGAGCCTGAATCAACAACGCACACTGGGCATACGCCATTTGTGCCGTTTCATGCCGCTCAACAAGCTCGTTAATCTGAGCTTGATAGTTGGCAATTTCTTGCTGAAGTCGGGTTTGCTTGGCCTGCAACTTTTCAATCGCAGGCGGAAGCTCAACAACCTCTGCTGTTTCTTCTTCTACCTCAAAATCCAATGCTTCGTCATTCATGCTGCTACATACGCCTTGCCGTTGGTGATCGCTGCCTTTGAGGCTGTCATGTCCTCAGAACCCCAGTCTTTAAGACCAACCATAATTTCAAGATGTTCGACATTTCTTGAAACAGTGTCTTTGAGTTCTTGGGCGGTCTCGTTCTTTGTGTACTCAGAATCTGAGTCCGTCCTAATGAGGTCAATTAGGGCAACTGAGTGCCCCATTGCTGTGTAGTCTTGAGCTTTCTGCTCGGTGGTGCGTGGTTCTGATGCCATTATAATTTCTCCTCAATTTCTTTGAGTTCTGCTGAAAGTTCCTGAATTGCTGTAACCAGTATTGGAATGAGGGCGGCTGATCCTAATCTTTGCCTTCCATCAGCTTCGTCTTCTGACCACATATCAAACCCGTCAGCTATTTCTGGATGCGCGTCAATAACGGCCTTAACCTCTTGCGCTATAAAACCGTGGTTGGTTTTGTCATTCATCTCGCGCTCTTCAGAATCTTCATAAGCACGATGATCTTTCGGCAAATCTTTTTTCTTCTTCCAGTCAAAAGTTACTGGGCGTAGATCATTGATAAAACTTAACCCTGCCTGCTGGCTTTCAATGTTCTCTTTATAGCGAACATCTGACGGCGCTGTTATTGATGTGGCACCAAAAGCAATTGCAGAGTCTGTAGATCCGTTTCCAATTACAAAAGAGTCATTTGCGTTGCCTAGAACATCTCGTCCCAAAACAATTCTATTGGCAGCGTCGGCGGCCCCCGGCTGGACGTCCCTACCGATTAATACATTGCTATGGCCGGTAGTAAGGGCGGTCCCCGCCTGTCCTGCGTTGCCTCCTATGATTACATTACTAGTCCCGGTGGATACGCTGTATCCGGCCTGAAAGCCTAGAGCTACGTTGTATATGGTAGTCGCAGACGCTGTGTAGTTAGAGTTATATAGCGCCCGATAACCAAGAGCGGTGCTGCCAGAGTCATCTATATTTGCGCTTAACGCTCCATGCCCTATTGCCGTATTTTGACTGCCGGTGGTATTTGCATCTAAGGCTTGATAGCCCATCGCCACAGAGTCTGCCCCTGTGGTATTAACTTGCATTGCAAAACCACCAACAGCAGTGTTGCCATCTGCGGTGGAATTATTTTGAAGCGCAGCGTGACCAACAGCGGTATTGTAATCTCCTGAAGTTGTTGAAAGCAGGGTGTTTTTGCCGATAGCGCTATTAGAGTGACCATCTTCAACTGCTTCTAGGGCAGAGTGACCAATAGAAGTGTTATTGTCCGCAGTTGACGCGCTAGAAGAAGCTCCTCCACCAGCGTTGTAACCAATGGCGGTGTTAGAACCGCCGGTAGAAACTTCTTCTCCAGAAAACGCCCCGACAAAAGTGTTGGCATCTCCGGTGGTAACTTCTTCTCCCGCTAAATAGCCCACTGCGGTGTTGTAGCTGGCATCCCCGCTTTGTGTCGTTAGAGACCCATACCCGACAGCAGTGTTGTAGTTGCCCGTAGTATTCGCCATCATCGACTGAGAGCCTACCGCCACGTTGTAAAACGCGGTGGTATTAACTTTTAGGGCTTCTCTGCCAAGGGCGACGTTGTTCATCCCGTTCATTGTCGCCCCATCTTCTCCATACATCGCAAGGTAGCCTATTGCCACGTTGGAATGCCCGGTGGTTGTGTAGTAGAGAGATTGGGAACCCATAGCCGTGTTATAGCTAGAGGTTGTTAATTTTGCTCCAGAAACATACCCAGCAACCGTATTCTGAGTGCCACTGGTCACTTGATTCATCGTGGCGCGACCTAACGCCGTATTGTAATTTCCTGTTGTCTCCGCTGCGTTAGAACCTAGTGATGCATAACCAATAGCCGTGGCGTAGCCTGCGGTAGTGACCTTAACTCCCGCGTTGTATCCTATGAGAGTGTTTTGACTGCCGGTAGTAACTACTGCTCCAGAGCTATGTCCAACGGCAGTGTTATAAGAGGCTCCGTTCTGGGCGGCTAAAGCACTTTTGCCAACGGCTGTTGAGCCAGAGTTAGTGTCTTCTGCACTAAGAGCGGCATATCCTACAGCCGTATGGTCACCACCTGTTGTAATTGCGTCTCCAGCATGAGAACCAATTAAAGTGTTTTGTGTCCCCGTAGTAACTGCGGTGCCTGCTACGTTACCCACGGCAGTGTTAAACATATCCACATTGCCGCTAGGATTTTGTGCAACAAGCGCCTGAAAACCTACGGCAGTTGATGCATCTCCCGCTACGTTTGCGGCTAATGTGCTATGCCCTAGCGCGGTATTTCTTTCGCCGGTAGTATTTGTATCAAGGGAATAAGACCCAACGGCTACGTTGTATTGTGCTGTAGTAAGTGCCTCTAAAGAGCGGTAGCCAATACCAATATTCTTTTCGGCTGAAGTAGAAGCTTCTCCCGCTTCTATGCCTAAAAATACATTTTTAGAGCCGGTGGTGTGCGTTGTTCCAGCGGCGTAACCTATGAAGATGTTGTCCTCGCCGCTAGTAAGACGGCCCCCTGCATCATTTCCTATAGAAATGTTATGGGTTCCCGTCATATCTGCCGCCGAAAGTCCCCCGCCAGCGCGATAACCTATTGCTGCATTATTGTTTCCTGTAGTAATTTCTAACCCAGTAAGCCCCCCAAGGAGAGTATTGTTGACCCCAGTAGTCAGACCGTGGCCAGCGCGATAACCAACCGCCACGTTGTACATATCTGCATTGCCAGCAGGGTTTAGAGTATAAAGAGCGTCAAAGCCAACCGCCGTATTTCTGTCCCCGACCGTGTTGGTTCTAAGGGCTCTGCCACCTAAAGCTATATTTGTATTTCCCGTGGTATTAGAAAGCGCAGCCTCAAAACCCAAGGCAGTGTTAGAATCTCCCTCGGTATTGGCGTACAAAGCACTATATCCAACAGCCGTTAAACTTGTGCCTGTGGTACTAGCAGTTAAAGCCTCCCTCCCTATAGCTACGTTGTTATTTGCCTGAGTATTTGCGTCCAGTGCCAAATAGCCGACTGCTACATTTGAGTGGCCCGTGGTAATTGCCCCTCCAGCTTCCGCGCCAATAGCTACGTTGTTATCGCCCGTCGTTATTGCATCAAGCGCATTGACACCTAAAGCCGTGTTGTAAGAAGCAGTGTCGGTAGTTCCAGAAGGATCAGAGCCAATATAGATTGAGTTAGATTCTTTGAGGGCTACGCTGATAGCAGACAAGTCGGCCACGGTCGTAACCGCAGCTCCCGCACCCGCGCCGTCCATATACAAAATCGCCACCTGAGCATTGGGCACATCAACCGTCGCACCGCTGCCTTGCTTGACGGTGACCGTCCTGCCGCCGGTGGTGGCGTTCTCGATGATCATCACGCGGTTCAACGTATTCGGCGCAATTGTCAGCTCGCGCGTTGCACTCAGCGTCGCTGAGGAAGTCACCTTAAAGTACATGGCACGTGCCGGGTCGGTAGCACCATCCGCTACCGTCGTGGTCGCGTTCGCGTCACTGCTGAAACAGTTCTGAGTGCCGTAGCCCAGCGCCTCACCAATCAGCTCCAAGTTGGTGTTGGTCGTTGTGCCCCATGTGCCCGAACCTTCGCCGGTGGCGAGTTCAGACAAGCGAAGATCGTTAACATAAGTGACCATTTCTATGTTCCTTTAGGCTGCATCTACGTCCTCATAGGACGGAGTCTGAGACGTGCTTATGGTTGAAAAACTCGGAGTCTGCGACGTGCTGACCGAAACAAAACTTGGGGTCTGGGACGTGCTGACGGCCGAGTAACCCGGAGTTTGGCTGTCGTCAACGACACTATAATCAGGCGTCATGTCTGGATCAACGATCCCCCAGACCAAAACGGTGCCGACTCCAGACGTGATGGATTGGCCAGCCAGGTTAACAATCGAAGGCCCAATCGTGGTGACCGCACCAATTGCGGACGTGACGGCTTGACCCGTGACCGTGACGTTGTTTTCGCATGACAGCGTGGGTGTGCCCACCGCGCTGGTAATCGCTTGGCCGGCCGGCGTGACGTTGGCTTCAGCGTCCGTAGTAACCGAGCCGAGCGCTGACGTTGCGCCCACACCCGTAATCTGGGTGATCGCGCGCGCAACAATCTGAATCGAGCCGACCCCAGACGTGATCGCTTGGCCGGTCGGAGTGACGTTCGCTTCAGCGTCAATGCTGAGCGAGCCTACGGCGCTGGTTGCGCCTACGCCGGTAACAGAAACATTAGCTTCGGCGTCAACGCTGAGCGCGCCAAGTCCGGCAGTTGCCGCCACGCCCGCAAGCGAGACATTGGCCTCGGCATCAGTAGTAACCGATCCAAGGGCGCTGGTAATTGCAAGGCCGGTAACCGAGACAGAGGTGCTGAGCGGGGTTCCCCACGCGCCCAACCCCCATGTGCCTCGACCCCAGCCTTCTTGAGCCATTTTCTAGGCCTCTAGCTGTTTTTCGGCTTCTTTCAGGTCGGCAACAGACCGGGTCATGATGTCCCTGACGGAATCAGTCAAAAAGTCTGTCGCCAAACTGGCTTCCAGCAACGCGATGGCGTTTTTAACGTATTGGATTGGCGTCATGACGCCAATCATAGCCTATGAAGCTTCTGAAAGACCTTGAAATTTGCGCCGCAGAATCTTGTCAACTTTTTGGTAGCTAAACGGGACCGAAAACAAGCTCTGGACCTCCATAGAGATTTTTCTCGACCCCAATCCACGATCGCGCAGCGCGTAGATCGTCTTCAAAATCTCCATCTCTGCTGGAATTGGCTCCAATCGCGTGCGTTGCTTGTTCCCAATCTTGACCGGCACCAGCTTGTAGCCATAAGGCGGCGAGCCACCAATAAAGTACCCACGAGACGCCCAGTCGATCTTGCCCTCACCAAACCGGTCAATCACCGTCGCATGCTCAATCTCAGAAACGGCCGACAACACCATCAGCATGATCTTGTTGGCCATTTCGTTCATATCAAAACGGCTCTTTAAGCCTTTGCCGTCAACCGGCTTGGGGTACACCACCGGCACATCGCCAAACTGCTCGCAGAAGTAGAGCGTAATCCCGGTCGCCTCCAGATCCGGTATCAGGTTCAGAAGGTCGCCGGCATTCCGCGACAGGCGATCAAGGCGCGTGCAGATAATGACATCGTGTTCCTCGATGCAGTCCGTCATCTCCCTGGACCCCGGACGATCCAAAATCGGCATCGTGCCGCTAACCCCGTCATCAATAAAAAACTCATCAACCGGGCGGTTGTACTTCTCGTTCACAAACTCAGTAATCGCCTGCTGTTGCGTCTCCAAGGAGATGCCGGAGCGCACCTGCTCGCGCGTCGAGACACGGACGTAGCCGAATACGCGGTTAATCTGCTTGATGGCCTTGACGCTCATTCCGGTCTCCCCACAACACAATGGCCGTTGGCCGGCCGGGAAATGCTCAGGCTGTTGCGACGATCCTTCGATCCCAACAACTTGCGCTGCTCGCGAAAAAACTCCAAAGCATCCTCAATGCAAGAAAACTTCACCGACTCGCCGACCTGTAACGGCTTCACCGGCGCGGTCACTTGACGCCACCCTTGTAGCCGTAGTCCGCAAGCTGCTCGTGCAGCTTTTCCCAATTGATGTCCAGCGGCTTTCTCTCCAAGGCGCGATCGGCAAACATGACCTGACCGTCCTTGAGCAGCTCTACCCCGCGATACATCTTGGGGGAGCCGTCGTACCGGATCTCGATGTCGTGCAACTTACAAGTCCGCCGCACGCGATTGTAAAACCGCTTTTTCCTGCTGACCGCCATAACCCCAATCCCTTAATAAGTAGGGGTCGGATTATGATTCATCCCGTGTCGATCTGCAACTCTTTGCAGTTAGGGGCCTACTGCTTCTACAATACTTTTTCTACAATCCTTTCGCTTTGCGGTGTTTTTTGTTTGCGCCAAGCTGCTTTTGTTTCGGCGGGTCGCGTCGCCGCGTCAAGGTCAAGCGCCCCCTCGACAAGCCATTCGGACACCGGTTCAAGGGCCTCCAAGGCAGGAAGCACAACTCTTTGAGCCCCGAATTGGAGCGGGTCAAGGCTGTCTTCTTCTTCTGACGCCAAGAGATAATCAAAAAGCGACTCCACGCCCGTCGTCACCGCTTCGCGGTATCTCTTGCCGGTAGGCGTTTTGATCTCATAATCAAAACGGTCGGCGCCCATATCGCCTAGCCGATTGATTTGTTCTGCCGTCAGCGGAACTGGCGACAAACTTTGCATAAGCTCAGGGGCAGATGCCCGGAAAAACGGGGAAACTAAATCACCCAAGAAATCCAAGGCCACTTCTCCGGCACCGGTCAGGCTGTCTCCTGCACCGGTCAGGCTGTCTGCCGAACGGCCCGGAAAATCTCGCTCGGCCTTTTCAATGGTTTTTTGCATGGCCTCGGCTTCGCCTGGGGACAAGGCTGCAACGCCACCGGCTAATACTACTGGAGGCACCGCAAACATAGTGTTTGGGCTTTTCATTTCGTCGCGGACTGTGTTGCCGCGTTTGTTAACGTCGCCTAGCGAGTACAGGACGCTGGTGTGCCCATCAACCGTAATAGTTTCAGGGGGAG